ACTGGGACTAAGCGAGGAAAAGTAAGTCCGAAATTTTTAATGTATCTTCGAGATCTTTATGAAAGCATAAAAGATAAGCCCGAGTATGATCTGAGGCACAGCCAGGGCAGTGCAATTGAAGGATACCTGACTGCTCAAGGTGCTTACAAAAAGAAGCCAATGACGAAATCAAAAGCAAAAGAGCCAAAAGAGTGGGAAACACAAGACCAAGAAGCCAACGACTGGAATAAACAATTGTTCGGGAAAAACGAAAGCCAAGATTTTTCTCAATTGTTAAAAGGTATGATTGGCGAACAGATCAAGGTCGCCATTGGAGAAAAGCAGGAAGATAGCCCAGAGGTAACAAAGGTGGTCATTCAAGATGGACGACGAGTTTTGCTTATCAAACGATCAGATCTGCACGAGAATTTTCCTAACAAGTGGGATTTGCCGGGTGGACATATTCATGTGGGTGAAGATAAAGAAGTCGGACTTCGGCGGGAAGTAGAAGAAGAAACTGGGCTGGTGATCGGCGAGGTAAATGAACTTTACCCTTACAAGCATGAGACATTCTATATCACAAGCCTTCCGGAAGGAAAGATTAGATTAAGCCCAGAACACACTGAGTATAAAATGGTTGACATCCAAGAGATCCCAGGCTATGATAATCTGACACCAAAATATAAAGATGCTATTTTGACAGCTATGGAAGATATACCTTTGTCGGAACACCGAATAATTTCCGAAAACTGGCAAGACTTCATTCAACAACAAATTCAAGACTTTTTTCCAGAAGCAGAGATTAGAGATATTCAGAGGATTGGCTCCTCTGCGTTATCTCGCGAGGAACAAATAGCCCATGATATGGAAAAGTATGGCTTCGTCAGAGATCCTGAAGATCGGGATACTGATGTTGAAGTTCAAGTGACAGGTATATTCCCAGAAGATATCGAACGCTGGGCCTTCTCAGAAGAGGCAGAAGAGTTAGAACAGTTCCACAATTATGATGTTCAGATAAGGATCGTGGAAAATAAAATAATTTCTGAGATGTTCGTCAAAGGAGACCCCGACGGCGATAACATTGTCGCTTACAGAGAAAACATCTGGCGTATGGGAGATATTCCTTCCGATGAAGTCCGTGACGATATCAATGACTCAATTGGAATAGAGGCAGAGTGGGAAGGATACTATGATCTCAAGGACGAACTTGACAATGAAAACCGTATGGATGTTTTATTTGGCTCACTTCTTGAAGGTGGAAGGACTTTACACATAGAGCAGATTGGAAGTTTTAAGTTAGACCCCAAATCTTCAATCCTTGTTAAGAAAGTAGTTAAAGAGCTTGGCGCTCGTAAAATCGTCTATCCAGCCGATTACAATTGGGGCGACGAAGAAGAAGTTCCTTTTTATGGAGCCAGGGGAAAAGTTGCTGATGTAATGTATCACGGCACGACTAGCAACTATCTTGAAAACATTTTAAAGTTTGGATTGGTACCCGGAGAATCTAAGACTAACTACGAAGGCATATCTCACCCCAACGCCGTTTTCTTTTCTTCGCGAATGGAAGAAGCTCAGCACCACGCTGTGCATACAGCCGGCAAAGTCGGAGGAGATCCTGTCATAGTGAATCTTAAGGTTCCGGATCCTGACCTATTGATTCCCGACTATGATGTAGATATGGGAGCAGGCGATACAGGTTGTTATGATTATATTTGTCACACCCTGAGAAGTCGCCAGGCTGGCAACTTAGACACTGATAGTTTTTCTTTGTCTCGTGAAGTGGGCGTCTATGGTTACAAGGGAAGAGTTCCGGCCTCTGCTATTTTTGCCTACGACATTTTGATGAACGCAGAAGAGACTATGAGCACCTCGGAAATGTATGACGCTCGCTTGGGAGAGTATATGGAAGCGACCCCAGAGGAAGCTGCCATCTATATAGAGACAAAGGACACTTTGGGTCAGGGCGTTTTTGAGTATCCCGAATGGTATGAGGATGAAGAAGAATGAAAAAGCTAATCAACGAATGGCGAAAGTTTCTGAAAGAAGATTATGACGAAAGAATGCACGAGTTCCGTGCATCGTTGGTTATCTCCAAGGATGTTGGCGGTGACAAGAGCCAGACCTTCTCAGAGATTCGAGCTATTGCGGAAATAGTCACACTCAAGCAAGAACCAGACACAGCGGAAGAAAACGACTCAGATTATTTTTCGGAAATAATAATCAAGTTTATCCCCGAAAAACTGGAAAGCCCGAAGTCAGGAGCAAAGAAACTTCTCCATAAAATCAAAACAGTGCCAGGCGTCAAAAAAGTGAGATACTTGGGCGGACTTGAAAAGGTCAGCTAATGAAAAAACTACTAACAGAGTGGCGAAACTTTTTGAAGGAAGCCGAAGCTAAATACAGCGGCATTCTTAAAGTAAAGCTAAATCCGGACTTGGTTCAGCAGATTCAGGGACTACAGGAGGAAATAGGGGATCCCAATGCAATAAGTTTACCTGAAAAGGCTTTACACGTAACTCTGGTTCATCAAAGTATCTTAAAACCTCATCGGAAACAAATAAAAAAGATGGAACTTCCTGACGCCCCTGAGCCGATCATTGACTTCGATAAAGAAATTCAGGTAAAAACGGATGAAGGAAAAATGTCTTGGGCTGTTGAGTTAGAAAACCAAGATGAGATGCGAGACTACGTGCGGCAGGTTATGGAACTCCTCGGTGAGAAAAACACAGACCCTGAACCTGAAAGAATTTTTCATATATCTTTAGCAAATTTAACAGGTAACCCCCAGGATTCTGTTAGATGAAAATGAAAAAACTACTAACAGAGTGGCGGAAGTATTTGAAAGAGGGTGACGGGCAACCTAAGTGGATGAAATCCATATGGCTATCTCAAAACCCATCGCCTAAGTTAGCCAAAGCAATAGCGGATAACTATGAACAATCACAGCAGTATTTGTGCGACATAGGTCGTCCGCTTGATTCCTGCGATGCGAATACTGACTTCTGGCTAAAAGCCTTATCCGACGCTGGGTTTGATGCCCGAGATGTAAGAGATGGTTTGTTCGATGATGGCGGCGATGGCGTCGTCCACGACTGGATCGTTATTAATGATAATGGTTCAGAAATTATATTTGACGCAGCGGCAGAACAATTTGATACCGAACCATTTGCGGACAAATACACAGAGGTTTATTAGGTGAAGCAACTACTAACAGAGTGGCGGAAGTTTTTGAAAGAAGCCCAAGAAATATCAATTGATATAGAAGGTGCTACTATCGGTGGTGTTATTCATAGCAATATCGACCGGCTAATGAACTGGGCGAACAAAGAAGGTGTTAGTGAAGAGGTGATACAAAACCTTGAACTACCTGTTGCTATAATGAAAAATGCTTTTGTCCCCGAAGAAAACAGAGGACAAGGTGTTGGGAACCAATTGGTTGAAGACTTTATGAGCCAAGCCGCTGATGCGGGTGCTTACACTACAATACTCATAGCCGACTTGGGACAAAGCCAAGCAGAAGGTTTCAGTCTAGTAGATTGGTATGAAGGATATGGCTTTGAGGTTGTCGGCAAAGATAGTGGCGGAAACCCAATAATGGTGATCACCATGGTGATGGAACAATGAAAAAACTACTAACAGAGTGGCGGAAGTTTTTGAAAGAAGGGAAGAAGGTAAAAATCTTCCGAGCACAACCTGCTTTCACAAAAGTTATTAGGAATAATGATTATGTAACTTTGTCCCGCAGGTTTGCTGGCGAACACGCTGTTACTTCGGCAATCTATAATGACGAGGACTTCTATGTAGTTTATGCGTTTGTAGATGAAGACGATATACAAGAGGCAGACAACCCAGGGGAATATCGCTATGTTGGTGAAGACTTTGAAGCCAAACCAAGCCAGATAGCCAATACTGATGGTGATTTGAGGTTTATAAGGCGATGAAAAACTAAAACACCTTTCGCAAACTATTTACTTTATGAGCCGAGAAAGGGACGCATTCCACAGAATCAGAGAAAACGCACGGAACTCTGTCCAATACACGCAGGACTATAGCACTCCGCCTGCTACCAAGATTAAGACTAACTATCTTTCAGCAGTCGTTTGGACTTCGGTCGTGGCGGCTGTTGTTTGTACTATTTTTATGGGTCTCCTTTTGTATGTCGTGAATGAGAGCCATATAGAGGAACGGCTGGAAAAGGCTGCCAGTCAAGCAATCTACAGCCTAGAGACTACCATTAAAGCCCAGAGCACGGAGATGCAAAAACTGCGGGAAGAAAATAAAAAGATACACAACTACCTGCAACTCTGGACTCCGATGGACGCCCAAAGAAGAGCCGCCGAAAGGTGTAAAATATTCGAAGAAGACGATGCCTGGTCCAAGGGTCCTAATATATTATTCAGGGATTACCAACTCCCACACCACATGCCACAATCCACAAACGTTTGTCAGGAGGGCAACCTATGCTTACCTTTCTTGGAATAATTGTTTTAGTAATTTTTGTTCATGAACTGGGACATTATGTCGCAGCCCGAGCAATGGGCGTCGCCGTTGATAGTTTTTCAATAGGGTTCGGGAAAGTCCTCCTTAAGAAGAAACTATGGGGAACTGAGTGGCGTTTGTCGCTCATACCTCTTGGCGGCTACATCAAACCTCGTGGCGAAGATGATTATCACAACAAGAAAAATGACCCCGAATCTTTTTGGTCGGTGTCGGCATGGAAGCGAGCCTTCATAGCGGTGATGGGTCCGGTGTTTAATTTGTTGTTGCCGTGGCCATTATATTTTATGCTCTTGGTCGGGCAGCCATACCCTGATGTTTATGTGCCAGAGGGAGCTATCCCCCACCGCATCGGCGTAATGGAAGCGGCTGGCTACTCTCATAAAATATCGGTGAAGATGTATAGCAGCATTTGGGAAGCCGCAACAATGCCTCGCAAAGAGCCTATGTCTATTAAAGAAGTGGGCGGACCTGTAGCCGTTTATGAATTTACGGAACAAGCAAGAAAACGCAGCGCAGACACAGGAGACTGGGGATTCTTAATAGATTGGATTGCCTTTTTCTCCATCAATCTCGGTGTAATTAACTTACTACCAATCCCAGTATTAGATGGTGGACATATCGGCATTTCTGTAGTCGAAGGAATAAGACGGAAAAAATTGGCTGTAAAGACTCGCAACGTACTAAATATTATTGGTGCCGTTATGGTGCTCGGAATCTTCGTTTTAGCAATAACATCAGATGTTTTGAGACTTGCGGGGATTTAATGACTATTTATATTAACCTCGGAGGGTTAAACGAATGAAAATCTCTAAATCTAAACTGATTCAGGTCATCAAAGAAGAACTTACCGCTGTTCTTGCGGAGGAGTCAGCCGATGAACGCGAAGACAAGAACATCGATTCGCTCTGGCGCTATGCTCGCCAAAACCGCCGTGCTCTTAATAAGCTTCTGAAGGAAGCCGGTCACGACGAACTTGAAGGCGAACGTCCGGATACGGATGAAGAGGCTGCTCGACTGGGCGACTCTACAAGTGGCGTCAATCCTAGAGGATACGGATCATCCGGACCTGCACGATGGAGCAACCCAACGAGTTCGAGGGACAGCCGCATCCCCGGCGGCGGCACAGCTATTGGGAGTAAAAGAATCTCTCAACAGAAAGCCGGCGATAGGGAGTGGTACGCAAGGAAAGCTCGTGGACAAGGCGGCTACGGGTGGTAATAATATGAAAATCTCTAAATCTAAACTATTACAAGTTATTCGCGAGGAACTGACCAAAGTCATGAAAGAGGACACTTTTCATGACGAGGAAAGGCATGATGACATGGATGTTGATCATCTTGAAGATATTCGCCGAGAGATGAATCGCCATATCGATTACTTAAAGCATCAGCATGACCGCGCCGAAGACCGGCACGAAGATCGTGACGAAGACTAGGGCAATACTATGAAACTCAACCGCTCCTATCTACGCCAACTCGTTCAAGAAGAGGTTTCTCGCCTTTCGGAAAAGAAGGATCCGGACGCTAAGGTACGCAACCGCGGTGATGTAGTATTTTCCGCTGAAAGCTCCAAAGTAAAAGATGATAAGGATCATTTCCCAATCAATAGCGAGTCTCAAGCACGCAACGCTCTCGCACGTGCCAGTCAGTATTCATCCGTTCCGAAGTGGTATGAGGGAAGCCTCTCCAGTTTAGTTAAGACGGTTCAAAGGCACGTGAAATCGAAATATCCCAGCATCGAAACCACAGAGGCATCGGCAAAACCAGGCAAAGACTAGCCATGAAACTCACGAAATCTCACCTTCGTGAACTAATTCAGGTCTCGATCACGCAAACTTTAAACGAGCGAAACGTCCCCTGTTATACACCCGAACAGTGTTTTGGGAAAGAGGAAGCTGCCCGTCTTCGTCAACTGGCTCAACAAAATAAAGGTGCCAAATCTGGCGAAGCAGCGGAAGCCCGCGAAGAGTTGGCATCTTTTATAATTGATTATGATGCGCTTAACCAGGCACCGACTGCTGGTTTTCCTCCAAAAGATGACGCCGAGGCACAACGCTTAGCCAAAAAGATTGCCGCCAATTACGTTGCGGATCTCCCCAATAATAATCGCGAAGCTGCTTTGGTTTATTTAGGAATAGTGAGTGCGTTGGATAGCAACTTAGAAGTACTGGGCAATCCTGAACAACTCAGGTATTATGTTGACCGTGCCGGAAAAATAACTCAAGACCCTCGGGGCCGCGCAGGCAATCTCAAAAAAGCCCTCGAAAAATGGGCTCATGCCAAAATTAAAGCCCACGCTGGAAGTGCGGAAGGGGGTGATACTCAATTTGCTGGGAGTGGAAAATCGGCAGATCTAATGGCTATATACGACTTCTTCCAAAAGTCTACTTCCAAATCTCCCGAAGCCCGTGCTTACCGCACCCAACAAGTTGAAATACTCAAAAACGAAGGGGATAAAGTATTGGCTTCGGTAAAACCTGGACCCAACAGACAGGCGCGCTTAGCTGCTCAAGCTAAAGAACGCGCATCGAAACGTCCAGCCAGACGCCCTGCCGCCGGCGCAGAAAAGAAACGCAAAGCCAAGCGTCAGATGGCGAGCGCAAGCAGAAAACAAAACAGACCGGGCAACCGCTCTGATAATATTGTAGAAGAAATCCTTCAGCGGTTAATTGCAAGTCCGGCACTTACACATATAGGAGAGGGTTTAAGCTCATGAAAATCACCAAGTCTCAACTACGAAAGATAATCAAAGAAGAGCTTAACGAGATATTCGCCGGCTACACTTCGGGAGGACATCCTTCTTCTAATGTACGGGGCTCAAGTTATGGGTCAAAGAAACCCAAAGAAGAGTATGAAGTTAAGATTGGTAAAGATGTCGGGCGAAATACAATCGAGAGCACTAGAGTTCATGTGATGGCATCAAGTAGAGAAGAGGCCAAAGAAAAAGCCAAAGAGCATCCGGATTTTATCCGTGGTGGATATGAGTATGCAATGCTAGCTGCCCCTGGCTTCCTAGACGATTACAAGGACTAAACACCCTAAACATTACCTGTTATACTAAGGCACACTGATAGAAGGAGTGCGCTTATGGTGCGGATTGCACATTTCGGGGATACCCATATCAAAAATCTGAAATATCACTATGAATATAGAAAAGCATTTGAGGAGATTTATAAGACCCTGCGGGCACAGAAGGTAGACTATATCGTCCACACTGGCGATTTGGCTCACACAAAAACACAACTCTCGCCAGAGTATTTTGAATTAGCCACTGAGTTCCTAAAGAACTTGGCTGACATCGCCGAGACTCACATCATCCTGGGCAATCACGACGGTAACCTACGCAACAGTAGTCGGCAAGATGCCATCACTCCGATTGTGGAAGCACTCAACCACCCAAGCCTAATCCTACACAAGTATTCAGGAGAGGTCCAGTTAGAAGATGACCTGACTCTAAACGTTTTGTCAATCTTTGATGAGACCAATTGGACAGACCCGACAGACACAGAGGCTATCAACATCGCTCTTTATCACGGAGCAATTAATAATAGTCAAACCGACCTTGGGTGGGTGATGGACTACGGCGACCACGACATTAAGGTGTTTGATAAGTTTGATTATGCGATGCTCGGCGACATTCACAAGACTAATCAAGTCCTAAACGAGAGCGGAACGATTCGCTATTGCGGATCTACCATTCAGCAAAACCACGGCGAAACAAACGACAAGGGCTTCTTGATTTGGGATATTAAAAGCAAGACTCACTTCACGGTGGAGCACCACCTTGTGAAAAACGTCAAGCCCTTTATGACGATTGAGATGACGGAGAAGGGAAATCTCCCTCGCAAAGTAAACATTCCAGAAGGGGCCCGGCTTCGTGTGGTAACTCATCACAAGGTTTCCCTTGATAAAATCCGCCGAGTGATGGATATAGCCAAGAGCCGGTTCAAGCCTGAAAGCCTTTCATTCGTCAATAAAGCGGGACTAAAACGAGACAGCGTAAACGTAGACGACCTCGGCAACACAGAGAACCTACGAGACCCCGCAGTTCAAGAGCGATTAATTCGGGAATACTTAAAAGAGTATGAACCCGACGATAAGACATTAGAAAAAGTATTTCAACTTAATTCTAAGTATGACTCCACCGTAAACGGCGAAGATGCTGGACTCCGCAATGTAGAGTGGTCCTTGAAAAAGTTGGAGTGGGACAACCTCTTCAATTACGGTGAGGGCAACACGATCAATTTTGATAAGTTGAATGGCGTCGTCGGCGTCTTCGGAAAGAACTACTCAGGCAAGAGTTCTGTTGTTGACAGTATGCTTTATACGGTATATAATTCAATTAGCAAAAACAATCGTAAGAATCTGAACATTATCAACCAGAATAAGCCGTCCGGTTGCGGACGAGCCGAGATCGAGATTGCCGGCAAGACCTACATCATCGAACGGAACTCAGAGAAATACACCAAGAAACTTCATGGGGAAGAAACCCTTGAAGCCAAGACCGATGTAGAATTTACAATTTACGACCCAGCGACAGAAGAAGAGACCAGCATGAATTCGCTGGACCGGAACGGCACAGACAAAGCCATCCGTAAAGTTTTTGGGAGTATTGAGGATTTCTTGTTGACGAGCATGTCCAGTCAAATGGGTGCGATGACTTTTATCAACGAGGGCTCAACTAAGCGTAAAGAAATCCTCGCCAAATTTTTAGACCTTGACCAGTTTGAGAAGAAATTCCGAGCCTCCAAGAATGACAGTATAGAGACTCGTGCCCTGTTAAGAAAATTAGAGGGAAATACTTTTGAGGAAGATATTACGCAACTTCATCAAGAACTGTCCGATAATGATAAGGCGCGAAAGAAGCAAGAAAAGAAGTGCACCACTTTCACTAACGACTTGTCTTCTATTAATCTTCGGATTAAAGAGATCGAAGATCAGTTTGCTTCAGCCCCAGTTGAAATTATCAATATCACCAAAGAGTCTCGTCGCTTGGAGAAAGCGAAACAAGAATACTCCTCCCTTAATTTGAAGGAAGCCCAAACCAAAAACCAAAAGAAAGATGTACTATCTCAGGCGGCAACCTTAAAGAAGCTTCTGGAGGATACTGATGTGACCTCCCTTCGCACGAAGCTTACTCACTGCGAAGAAATACAGAACGAGCTTTCTACCTTAGAAAGTCAAATAGTCCTTGAAGAACGTAATAAAGAGACCTATGAGAAGAAATTGGCTGTCTTGGAAGAGGTGCCTTGTGGTCCTGATTGCGGATTGCGTAAATATATTAAGGACGCTTACGAGGCTAAGGAACTTCTTGCGGACGTGCGCCGGACTTTGATGGTGTGGCGACGCCGCCGCTCTCAATTATTCACCACTCTTGAGGGGCTGGATGTAAGTGCACTGGAGGCAGCTAACCAACTTTATAAAGACAGAGATAAGGAATACGCGGACCTCTGTACCGAGGCAACCAACCTTGACTTACTTCTAGCGCAAACCAAAAACAAACTCCATCTTCTCACCAACGAGATGGCAAGCATCAAAACCAAGATTGAAGTCTATGAACTCAACAAGGAAGCGATTGAGAACCGAGAGGGACTTATCACAGAGCAGGACGACTTGAAGGAAAAAGCCCTCAAAATGGAGAGCGACATTGCTATCTGCGAAGCCAAGGTGCTCGACCTTGTAAAACAACACGGCGGGATTGAAACCCAGATTGCCAATATTGAAGACAAGAAGCAGGAACTTGAAGACCTGCGAACCGAGTATGCGGCCTACGACTTATTTATGCGTTGTTGCCACCCCAACGGAATCAGCTATGATGTGGTCAAGCGGATGCTCCCCCTCATCAACGAGGAAATCAGCACGGTACTTTCCAACGTCACCGACTTTGAGGTGTTTTTCGAGGCAGAAAAAAACAAATTAGATATTTTCATCAAGCACCCCAAGTACGAAGCACGACCTTTAGAGATGGCTTCCGGCGCAGAGAAAACGCTTGCAGCCATCGCCATCCGCATCGCCCTAACCAACGTCTCAACCCTACCAAAATCTGACATTATGATTATGGATGAGCCAGGCACAGCATTGGACGCCGAAAACCTTGAAGGCTTTATGCGAGTGATGGAAATGATTAAGGGCTACTACAAGACTGTGCTTTTGATTACTCACTTGGATAGTCTCAAAGATATTGCCGATATGACCATTGACATTGAGCGTCAAGATGGGTATGCTTTCGTATCTCAATAAAATAAAATACCACTGGGAGTGCGGACGACATTCTAATATACCTCGGTGTTGTATCCTGTGGTTTATTGGACCGTGGAGAATAGCGTTGAGGGTTCCCAGACTTTGGGCTATGTTTTATGAAAGTGATTCACATTATATTCGGTGCCCTTTGTGTAGAGTCAGAAATCGTCGGAACAAAATAAAAGAGTGTGAATGTGAGATATAACCCCCTAGGAAGTAAAATGAAAAAGATAATACTTGTCGCCCTAATCGGATGCTCCCAGTCCACCCCGTCTGATGCGGGAATAACAGAAGTAACCAAACACGATGCCGCACGGCATCCCGGCGAACGAACCTATATAATGTACTGTACGTCGTGCCATGGTTATGACGGGACTGGACTTGGCGGGTTAGGGGCGGACTTTGTGAATGATAAGTCTATCCTCGCTCAACCCGATGGTACATTGCTCCAAAGTATTTTTGAAGGTAAAGGGCGGATGCCACCGTGGAAGAACCTTCTTAGTGTAGAGCAGGCCCTAAACGTAATCGACTACATTAGGATAAATTTCGGAGACAAATAAAGCACGATGCCTGTTCTTGATTGGTTTATGGAGCTTAATCCCTACGTCAGCGGCTTGCTGCTTTCTACGATCATTGGTTTGCCTACTGGACTATCCATTATATCCACGCTCCGAGAGGATGCCGGGCAACCAAAAAAAAATAAAGATATATGGGACAGTGAATGGGACCTATGATGAAAGCCGGTGATTTAGTCCAAAGTACTATATTCAGCAGCAGTGGCTCAGGCGGCTACGGTCTTGTAATGGGTCCGTGCGACCTGCCTGGATACTGGAATGTGTGGTGGGTCGGCTACGAAAGCGACGATAGGATGGAAGTCGCCGAAGGCGGCATTTATGACATTCACGAAACCGACATAGTTGTCGTATCGCCGGGCACAAAAAAGAAAAATAAAGAATGAGAGCCGGCGACCTTGTAAGATTTAAATACACATGGTCGGACCACGAAGGATGGAAGGTAGGTCTCCTAAAAGAATACCACAAGTGGGAGAAGATCGCAACCATTATTTACGAGGGAAAAGAAATTAGAGTACGCTCATCCTTGACACAACTTCACCAGCGGTCGAAAAAGAAACATCTTTAAACTATCTTATGGACTATTTATAGACACCTGGGAGGGTAATATAATGAAGATTTCTCGAAGTCATTTAACCAAACTCCTCAAAGAAGAGTTAATGAAGAATCCGAAAGTAATCCACCGTTTGTTGAAGGAAGACGGTCAAAGAGGGGTGGTTCCTTTCGAGCCGGGAACTGCGGATGGAAAAACGGCCTGGCTTGCCGTCAATAGACTTCAGGGACCCAAAGAGTTCATGGATGGTTCACGACTTTTTCTTAAATATTTGATTGCATTTAAAGACGAGCAGGCTACCGTCGCCAATTTAGGCTTAGGTGCCGAAAAGGCTGCCCTGGAGATGGGTTTGTCTGACGCTCAAGCTAAGAAATTTGCCGGTATTTTGAAACGCACCATTGTTGCGGCTGCTGCCGCGGCGGCACAAGAGGCTCAAGACGCGCAGGCTGAAGCCGAGGCTGTCGTTCCCCCTGATGAGGTGGTTGAAGACCCTGTTGACGTGGGGTAGTTAAAACCTTTCGGTTGGACTACTTATATCTACAGAGGAGGTGCTGTAGATATGCACGAAAAAATAGACCAATGGCTCGGAAAATGGGCATCACGAAAATTAATGGTATGGATGACTTCCACAGCTTTCTTGGCAACAGGTGCTCTATCCAGTAGCGATTGGGTGGCTGTATCGCTTGCCTACATCGGATTACAAGGAGCAGCCGATATTGCTGCCAGGTGGAAACACGGAAAATGAAATGGTTATGGTACAAGCTCAAGTCCGGGTGGTGGAAGTTTGTACTGGGGTTTGTCGTCGTGGCAAGCCTCCTGATTTACTTTTATCGGCTGCTAAAACCCGGACATAATAAAGTAAAATATTTGGAAGCCATAAAGACAGAAGCCACAGTAGCCTTAAAGGAATCCGAGTTACGTGGTAGACTGGAAAAAGATAAGATTGGAGCCGTCAAGAGCGTCTTTGAAAATCGCCTGCGGGACACCGCAAAAATAGACGATCGGGAAGAACGTTTGAAAGCTCTCATCAGACTTCATAAGGAATTAGACATCTAAGGAGAAAAACAAATGGTAGACATTCCTACACTTGAAATCGAGGACTATGATCCCGACTTAAATGAAGAGCAGGAAACCGTCGAGGATAAGTCTGGCGGCGCGCTCACTTATGCTATAGTTGGCGCTGGCCAAGGCGGCGGTCGTATGGCAAAGGCGTTTTACGACATGGGTTATACCAAGACGGTGGCGGTGAATACCGCTCGCTCAGATCTTAATGGATTGGATATTCCCGACGAGCAAAAGTTCTTAGTGGACGAACATGGTGAACAGGGTGCCGGCAAAGACCAAGCCAAAGCCGAAGCAGCCATCGAACGCAAAGAACAAGAAGTGTTCAACAAGTTCCGTGAAATTTTCGGGACCAACGTTGATCGCATCATGATTTGCCTTGGGGTTTCGGGTGGTTCTGGTGGAGGGACAGTTAATACCCTGATAAAAGTCGCCAAAAAGTACTTCACTTACATTGGTGTAGAAGATGTGGACCAGCGGGTTGGCGTCATAGCTTCCCTTCCAACGGCTGGCGAGTCGGCTTCCCCCACGGTAGCCAAGAATGCTCACAATCGCATTAACCAACTTTGCGGGCTCGCAGAGAAAGGGAAGATTGCCCCCCTCATTATGGTGGACAACGAGAAGATTAAAAAACTTTACCCTAAACTGACAGTGAAGAAGTTTTGGACCACCATCAACAATACAGTCGCGGGCTTGTTCCACGTCTTTAACGTCCTGGCAAATCAGGATTCAGAATACACAACCTTTGATGCTACCGATTACGACAGCATTATGCGACAGTCTGGGTGCATGATTATGGGTGTTACCAGCGTCAAAGATGTAGAGAGTGAAACAGCTATCTCTAATGCTCTTAAGAAAAATCTGGAGAAAACTCTGCTGGCAGAGGGCTTTGATTTGACCACTGCGACGGGCGCAGCCTGTATTGTAGTCGGGGGCGAAGAAATCTTTGAAGAGACTGTAGGGTTGATGGATAGTATTGAATTTGGATTTGATACGCTGGCCGCTTTGACGGGCGGTGCCATCATTCATCGCGGCATTTATGAAGATGATAAGAGGGATAAGCTCGTCACCTATACGTTGGTCAGCGGACTGAAGCGACCCTCTAAGCGTATTGAGGGACTAAAGAAGTTCCTTAAATAAAATGAAGAAAATAGTTGCGTGCATATTATTCTTTTCACTTAACGCCGCAGGTGCCGAGGTCGTCACTTTTGACCCACGCCCTGCGGCGGTTGAGGTAGAAGGGGACACCTATGTGGGAATCTTGATAAGCGAAGAAGATTTCCGCAAGCTTCTCCAGAACAAAATAGACACCAATGCTCTATTGGGAGATTGTTCGGTAGATAAAAAGGTATGTACGCAGATGCAGGAGACCTATAAATCCTCCATCATCAAGCTCGAAGATCAACTCAAAAAAAACAACTCATGGTTTGACAGAAATCGTGGAACTCTCGGTGTTCTCACGGGTTTGCTCCTTGGGACCGGGTTGTCGGTGGGAATTGTTCATGCGGTGTACCAGCGATGAGCAAGAAAGACTGGGATCAAGTTGCAGCCATTGAAAAAGCTATTGCTCAAAAGTATGGCAAAGAGGCAGTGCAAGATTTCCGCTGCGACTGGGAAGAGGATAAAGAAAAAGAATATTTTTCCCAATTGTCTGTCCGCCGCACGAAAACACAGAACCGACCCCCTTCGCGGGAAACATTACAAATAGGGGAAATTACTGTACGCAAACGACCAAAGGTGAAAACCGGAGGGCGAACATGCCCCGTGTGTAAAACATATTCATTTTCAGCCGCTGATGACCTATATATGAATAGGTTTCAAGTATGTCGTCCGTGTTATTACGATTTTGTTCAATCTCGGGAAGAACAATGGACAACAGGTTGGCGACCCGATGATGATTATATAGATTCTACGCTTTCAAGGAGAAGAACATAAATGGCTACTACATTAGAGATTATTCGAGGGCTGGCTCAAGCCGCAGCAAATGCTTACGATGGAGCCCATCTGGATAAAGAAATTGGACTCAAGCGCGAAGAGGGGAATCCTCTTATCGACAGTCGTGTGATTGATGGGTTCGCGGTTAAATATGCCGGCGATAAGCTTGTTATAAACTATCAGAGCGAAATGCAAGTTAAAGAACTTCATCCGCGCAACCGTTTTGAGAACGAGATTGAGGAAAAGTTCAAAGACATCGCCAAGTTTCTTAAAAAAGAATATAAAAATATCACTAAAGATTCTATCACCCTGAAGCCACAAGATGGCGTGGATATTCTGGTTCAAGCCACTTCAAAGTATCGCACCTGGGTCCAGGCATCTAAGCAGTATAGTATCGGCGGACTCGAAAAAGCGGGAGCGGAAGCCATTCGTACGGATTCCCAAAATCACCGCGATGACCCATATTACAGTCAGTTCAAGGATTTCTGGAATACGGCGAAAGCTAAACGGCCTTCTAACGATAAAGCTAAAAAAAATCCTGATACGCCGGAGGCATAATGCCGTCCACCAAGCGGGAAACAATGGCGGAGATTATCCGCTGTGGCAAAGATCCGGCTTATTTCTGTAACCAATATGCGCAGATCTCCCATCCGATGCGGGGACTGATTCCTTTTGATCTGTATGATTTTCAAAAAGAAGCGTTAGACGAATTTAATAAGCATCGTTTTACTGTTATTTTAAAAGCGCGCCAGTTAGGCATTTCCACTACGGTGGCGGCTTATGTTTGTTGGCTGATGCTCTTTCATCGCGATAAGAATGTGTTGGTCGTAGCTACCAAGCTGGGAACCGCCACTAATTTAGTTAAAAAGATTAAAGCTATCCATAAGCATTTGCCGCCCTGGCTTAAAATTGCGGAAATTTCTATTGACAATCGCCAGTCGTTTGAATTGTCTAACGGGTCGCAAGTTAAAGCATCCTCTACCACCGGCGACGCCGGGCGTTCTGAGGCGCTTTCTCTCTTAGTGGTGGATGAAGCTGCCTTTGTGGAGGGGATGGATGAACTATGGGCTGGTCTTTACCCGACGCTTTCGACAGGTGGCCGCTGTATAGCTTTATCTACCCCCAATGGCGTTGGTAATTGGTTTCATAAGACCTATACCGAAGCCAAAGAGAATAAAAACGACTTTCAGACCCTTCTGTTGCCGTGGCACGTACACCCTGAACGTGACCAGGCGTGGTTTCATAAAGAAACCCGCAACATGTCTAAACGAGAAATTGCACAAGAATTAGAATGTAATTTTAATGCATCGGGCGAGACAGTGGTTCATGGAGACGACCTCCATAGAGTATTAGAGGGAGCCACCGAACCACGGCAACGTACCGGGTTTGACCGGAATTATTGGATATGGAAAGAGCCTGAACCGAGCCGAGAATATCTCTTGGTGGCTGATGTTGCACGAGGTGACGGTAGTGACTATAGTGTCGCCCAGGTTTTCGAAAACCAAAGTATGGAACAAGTGGCGGAATATCAAGGGAAAATAACTCCCGATATGTTTGCTCCCCTTTTGCACTCCATCGCGTCAGAATATAATGATGCGCTTTTGGTCATTGAGAATAATTCTTTAGGGATTGGTGTCCTTAATAGACTCCAAGAGATGCTCTATAACAATCTGTATTATAGTGTAAAATCAACTCACGAATATGTTGATGAGCTTACTGCCCAAGCAGTAGGAGGAGTACCTGGCTTTACCATGTCGATGAAGACTCGCCCACTTGTTATTGCGAAGTTTGAGGAATTCGTCAGGAATAAGCTAATTACAATTAACTCATTGCGCTTGGCGAACGAAATTAAAACGTTTGTGTGGCACAATGGGCGACCACAAGCGATGCGGAGTTATAACGATGATTTGGTTATTGCGACGTCTATTGCGTGTTGGGTACGAGAAACAGCTTTAACAGTAAATCAACGGGAGATTAATTATAATAAAGCCTTACTCAATAGCATATCAGTTTCTAACACTGTGTTAAATACTAAAATTGAAGGACAGCACGGCTACAAACAGGGACAACAAACCTTTAAGGGTACTGATGGGCGATCACACGACTTAGGGTGGATAATTAAAGGATAAGCCATGGCAAATAATAATAACAAAAGTTCACTTCAACAAAGTGCCTCAAAAAATAATCCCCGGAACAAGGACTCGGGACTCTTCAAGAGGTTAACTCGCCTCTTTAGTGGTCCTATCGTAAACTATGATCGACCCGCTGTCATCCGGGGGACACGCCGCGACGTGGGTAAATACACCTTCACCAGTAGTACCGGCAAAGAGTTTAAGAAAAAGGAATATTATAATCCCTTTGGAGATCAGACTAACGCTGTCCTGGGGATGCGCAACAAGCAACTTCGTTATACCGACTTTGAACAAATGGAATACATGCCGGAGATTGCGTCGGCTCTGGATATCTATGGTGACGAAATAACGACCTCGACCATCTTTAATCCTATCATTCAAGTAAACTGCCCTAATCGTGAAATCAAAGATATTATAAATACTCTCTTGTTTAAAGTTCTAAACTCGGAGGCTAATCTTTTTGGCTGGGCTCGCAGTATGTGCAAATTCGGAGATTATTATCTCTACATGGACATCGATGATAAGCTTGGTATTACGAACGTGGTTCCCCTCCCGGTGCGAGAGATGGAAAGAATTGAGGGCACTGACCCCACTAATCCCAATTATGTACAGTTTTATTGGCAGCAGGCTGAAGGAAATAAGGGAGTAACGTTTGAGAACTGGCAGGTGTGTCACTTTAGAGTGGTAGGTCATGATAAATATGTTCCGTATGGAAGTTCAGTACTTGAACCTGCCCGCCGCATATGGCGTCAATTAGTTCTTCTCGAAGATGCAATGATGGCTTATCGAATCGTCAGATCTCCTGAGCGCCGCGTTTTTTATATTGATGTTGGTAATATTGCCCCCGAAGATGTAGAGCAATACATTGAACAAGTAAAGACCCAGATGAAGCGGAATCAGATTGTGGATCAAGATTCGGGACGGGTGGACTTGCGCTACAATGCTATGAGTGTTGATGAGGATTTTTATATTCCGGTTCGCGGCGCAACCAACAATACCCGTATTGAAACCCTGGCGGGTGGACAATTCACCGGGGACATCGATGATGTAGAATATCTGCGTGATAAACTTTTCTCGGCTTTAAAAGTTCCCAAAGCATACTTGGCCCAAAGTGATGCCCAAGAAGATAAAACTACGTTAGCTCAAAAGGATATTCGGTTCGCCCGAACCATCCAGAGACTCCAGAGGGTGGTGATCGCGGAACTGGAGAAAATGTGTATTATTCACTTATTTACTTTGGGATATCGCAACAATGATCTCCTGTCGTTCACTTTAAGCCTCAATAACCCTTCAAAAATTGCCGAGCTTCAAGAATTAGAATTTCTACGGACTCGTTTTGAGATTGCGGGTGCGGCTACCGAAGGTTACTTTTCGAAGCGTTGGGTGTACGAGAACATATTTAAACTCTCTAAAGAAGAAATTGAGCGTATCCAAATTGATCAATACGGCGATGCCAAGTTCGCCGCTGATATTGAAGGAGCGGCCGCTCAAGAAGGTGCTGCTGCGGGAGCACTTGATCTTGGCGACGACGGCGGTGCCGCCGGGGACCTCCTGGGGGATGCAGGCGCAGATGAGGAAGCAGCCCCACTAGAGGATCCTGAGCCGGGCACCCTTTTAGCTGAACCACCCGCCGGCGGCGGAGGCACCCCCGATGCCCCTGGGTTCAGGACAGACAAAAAGACCAATAAAAATATCAAACGGAGTATTGACGGCAGACGTTCGGGCGCTCGAAACCGGAGTATTCAATCTGCGGTCACCGGCGAAAAGGGCTCTCGGGGTAACAGGAACCTATTTAATGGTGGTGACCCCATTCTTCGTTTAGGACAAGGGACCATGGGAATGGGAGAAGGATTAAACCGAGAAGAAGAAATGTTGTTTGAAACCCAATATGAAATAAAGAAACTTATTCAACAACTAGAGGACAGACATGAAGATCAAACATAACAAAAAGAGAAATACGGCTTTTCTTTTTGAAGCCCTCATCCGAGAACTCACAAAGACTGTGGTCTCAGGGGACTCCAAACGAGGTACGGTTATTAAAGGTATTCTGCGTGAACATTTTGGTCGAGGGATGGTCTTGTTTAGTGAACTGGATTGCTTTAATTCCATTACGGACCTTAAGGGGGTGGATCAATATACCGCCGAGAAAACTATTCACCGTGCACGCCACTCTCACCAAGCGTTAGATCAAGATAAGATCTTTAAGGAACAATCGCGCGTCATCAAGAAGATAAATACCGAATTGGGGAAAGGGGTCTATGACAATTTTGTGCCTAACTATAAGTCATATGCAACGTTGTCCCAAATTTTCGGGGAAAAAGCCCCTCTTAAAAATCGCATTTTAATGGAACGCCAGATTATGGAGGGTTTGATGTCCGAGCCTGATACTCCGGCGGTGACAGATTTGCAACCTATAGACACGCTGGTGGTTTCCAAGTTTACTCACTCATATAATGACAAGTATCAACATCTTTTACCAGAACAACAAAACCTTTTATCTTCCTTTGTTACTTCTTTTGGGGATGGAGATGTGGATTTTCGAATAGCTGTAGGCAGAGAACTCCAGCGCATCCGGGAGGCGGTAGAAAAATCCCTTTTGCTCCCAGAGGTGAACCAAGACCCACAGATGGTGGGGAACACCAAGAAAGTTTTGGAGAGATTAGACAAATTTAATGTGTCGTTTATAAGTGAGGCGCAAATTTTAGAAATTCTTAAACTCCAAACATTGGTAAGTGAGTACGAAACAGATGCCAGTAACGTTTAGAATACACGGGTCCGACAGCCAGCGCCCTCCGAGTCCCCCTCAAGCAACAGTTGCTCTGGAGATAAGCCAGACATTGGACGGCAATCTCTTGATTAATGATCATCAATACATTGATATTGTGGTGATGCCCAAAGAGAGCAAGATAGTAACGCTTCCTAAGCCCTATGCAGAGAGGGATGTATATGATTATCAGCACGCCTTAATGTATGCGTTATTTAAAGGTGGGGTGCTCGATGGACCCGTCCAGGGTGGCTCTACCTTCGGAATGGTGGAAGCATCTTATCCTCCCACCGCAAATGTCGATCCAGTTCAAGCAGTTTTATATCAGATTGCGGAATTTATAAAAACGACGGCTCACGAAGAGATGCGCGCAGAAGAGTACGAAGATAATATTGAGGATAACTTTGCTAATCCTCCCGACGATGAAACAACTCCTTATGGTAAGATCCCACCCTATCAGGATACGCCTGGTGCCAATGCTATTGGCGATCCCACCTATACCTTCGCTGGTTATGGGTATTTATACTAAGAGAGACTCATGGAATTATTATATTTTATCTTGTGCGCGTATGGGATTACGCAAGTTTTAGTATTTTCGCGCCTTCTACATCGGCTCCGACCGGTTCATCATTTTTTTCATTGTCCAATGTGTATAGGATTTTGGGTGGGTGTACTTCTCTTGTCGTTGAGTCCTTATACCGACCTATTTACCTATACAGTTAGTGGGGTTAATGGATTTCTTTTAGGGTCTCTTTCATCTGGTACCTCCTACATATTATGTATGCTTATCGGCGATGGAGGTCTCCAGCATGAATATCGAAGCCCAACCCCATTGGACACAGAAATGGATGCTAAGACCAGTCGCCAGGTGTTGCAGGGGTAGCAGTATCGGGCGGGTAGCGCCCGTCAGAGAAACACGATGAAAATAAACAAAGAGTACATAAGGAATATCATACGGGAAGTTATCGTTAGCGAAACCCCTGCTATCGGTGGACTTCCTTTCTCGTGGCCCACCCGACGAGTTGAGGTGCCAGAGTCGCCAGAGATTTATATGGATATTCCCAAAATTGAGCAGCAGATTCGAGACATCTTAGATTCGTGGGATCCACGTACCGAAGAGGGTCAACAATACGAGAATGATATAGAGATCCTACTTAATGATATAAGGAGTTCAAACCATGAGTGAAAAATATGTTCTTCAAGAGTTTATGGAATTAGACTACAGTGACACCCTGCTCACCGAGGAGGAAAAGGAAGGTAACAAAGCCGGACTTCATCTCGTTGTGGCGGGCAAGATTCAATGTGCAGAATCTAAAAACGGTAACAACCGAGTCTATCCTCGGATAATTCTTGAGCGCGAAATAAAAAACTATACCAAACTTGTGAAGGAAGGTAGGGCAGTCGGGGAATTAGATCATCCTGATCGAGCCGTTGTTAATCTTTCGAATGCGTCGCATGTAATGACCGAAATATGGTGGAATGGTAACGATGTGATGGGAAAAATGAAGATCCTCAATACACCCGCCGGACAAATCGCGAAACAACTGGTCGAGGGTGGTGTTTGTTTGGGTATCTCAAGTCGTGGCTTGGGTTCTACTCGACAAGAAAATGGAGTAACGATGGTCGAGGATGACTTTCAGCTTCTTTGTTTTGATCTTGTCTCAGAACCCAGCACTGCCGGCGCTTTTCTCGTAGCGGAAAATAAAATTAAGACCCACCTCACTAAAGCCGACCGCATTAATCGAGCCCTTAACGACGTACTCGGAGACGACTAATGACTGGAGTAGGTTACGGATCCATAGATGCCGACGGCTCCTGGGGATTCAAAGCAACTGCCGACGGAAAAGTAATTCTCGGCAATACGTCCGACGATGTACTTCAAATTACCGGAACCGTCGAACAAGAGGGCACATCGTTTAAAATCAGCGGCGACGACGCTAGGATTAAAATAAACGGCGACACGGACAGCCATCCCGGTCTTGAATTTTACGAGAACGGCACACGAAAGTGGATTATCTTTAACAACTACGGTGACGACAGTCTGGATTTCAAGGCAGGAGCAGAAGCCCAACCGGCGATGGTGATAGATGCTGACGGCAAGGTGGGCATCGGAACTGACTCCCCCGACTATAAACTTGATGTAGCCGGAAATATTGGAGTTGACCAAAAGATTTATCACAACGGTGATGCCGACACTTACATTAACTTCACTGAGGATAGAATAAGATTTAATGCTGGAGGAATCAATCTGTTTGGTATGCATCAAAAGGCATCGGCTCCTCACCAAGTCACAGTCAACAATGGAACCAATAATGTTGACTTTGTTGTTAATGGTGATGACGGGAGTAAACCAGCAATATTAAGGAGTGATGCGAACAACTACCGAGTAGGGATCAATACAGACACTCCCACTGTTGACTTAGATGTCCAGGGCACCACTCAATCCAACTATTATATAACGACCCCATCCACACAGGATTTGGGGAGCGGAACCAGCAGTACTTTATCTATTGGTTCAAGCTTGATGTTTTTGGATGCTGCCTCCATAACGGGTGTCTTTGACGCAATGATGGGAATGGATATTCACACTTTAACCCTCCCGAACGGAACCACAAGCGGACAACGACTGACTCTGGTTGTAGAGGGAAATATGGGTGCCGCTAATAGTATTCCTATTCAGATAGCCGGAAATCTTTTTGGCGTATCTGACTTCTTTATGCCTGGCGCAAAGACCTCACTCAATTTTGTATACTATTCAACCGCCTCAATCTCTGCTTGGTACCAAGTTTAAACGGAAAGGAAAACAGTGAAAAAATCGGAACTAAAAAATATTATTAAAGAATGCGTGAAGGAGGTCATCTTTGAAGAGGGCGTCTTGTCGGGCATTATTACGGAGGTGGCCCAAGGGTTATCGGGAGCGTCGGTCCTGCGCGAAACCACTTCCCCTCGCCATCCATCACCCCCTTCCGAAGTGAAGAAGCAAATGCGTCAAGCGATGCAAACAAAACCTCATAATTATGAAGCCGCCAAGAAGAAATTTGAGAACCCGGCTTTGTTTGAAGGAACCCGACCCGTACCGACTGACAAGGGTCACGGAGCCCTGTCGGGAGTGGACCCACGTGATCCTGGCGTCGATATTACCAATATACCGGGAATGCAAAATTGGGGAACTCTTGCCCATGCGAAAAACCAGCATTAAAAATAAATATGCATCAGAGAAAGTTTAAAAAATGAAACGTAACAACTATTCAAAATCATTCCGCCACCAACACTCCGCCCCTTTACGTACGTGTATCACTGTTTCTCATGAAGAGTGCCGCGGCGATGCGGAAAAGATGGTAAGAAAATTCTGCAAAAAAGTAAAACGAAGCGGCATCTTAGATGAAGCACGTGACCGCCGCACCTTTAAAAAAGGCTCGGAAAAGAATTCGGAGCGCAAGGCAGCTAAAAAAAGATTAGTGCGGAAAGTCAATAAAAAAAGAGACGAACTATTTAACTTTAGCGGCATCCGCGGCAAAAGGAGATAAACATGGCTATTTCACCGGACCAGACAAACTACTATACCGGTCCTCAAGTGGGGCTCGGGAACACCCCGTCGTATCAGGCTTCTGGGGGACCGTTTGTGACAGGATCGGTGCTCGCCGCCGGGGAAGAGATGCGGATTAATTTACCTACCGTCAGTAAGGAGATCGTTCTTTTTCCCACCGTTCTGAACGAAACTGTTTATTTGAGTTTTGCACCAACGGGCTCCGATCGTGTCTCGCCCGGCTTCCATATGATACCCTTTCCCAATAACGGCGCGGGGGCGTCGGCACCCCCTGTAGTTCTGAACGTCAAGACCGACCGTGTATACATTTCTTCCCCCACGGGCACGCCTGGAGGCTGGAATATGTATGTAGCCCTCACAGGCATTAATGTGTCTAATATGTATGCCCTTACAGGGTCCGGTATCACTGACTGATACTTTAAGGGTCGTTTAAAAGATCACGAGACTATTTAATTTTGATGCAGAGCATCGAAAAGAAGAGGAATTATATATGTCCAGTATGCTTGAAGAGGCCATTGTTGACGCCAAAGCTCTGCGGGAGGCTGCGCTCAAGAACGCAGAAGCTGCCGTAGTCGAAAAATATTCTACAGAAGTAAAGAGCGCCGTTAATCGCTTACTCTCAGAACAGGACCCCCTCGGACTTGAAGAAGACCCCCTGGATGATGAAGCTTTGGTCGATGCGCCGGAGTTAGACCAAGCCGAAGGTGAGGTCTCTACCACTACCATGGAGCAAGTCCCCATGGCCCATCTCGAAGATGAAGGGGTTGTGGAGGTAGACTTGGATAATATACTCGCCGCGGCTGCTGAATCGCCCACCGATGAATTTTCCCAGGATGTGGAAGATGTGGCGGATAATATAGATATTAGTTTGGACGAACCCGATTCAGACGTAGAAATTGAACTTGATGACGAGGCGGCAATGTATGTGCCGGGGAATCGTCCGGACGACGAAATTGAAATTAATGAAGCAGAATTGGTCAACATCTTTAAGGAGATGATGGTGGTTGATATTCCTCAAGTGGAGCTTGATCGTGCGGAAGAAGCATTGACGCAAGATCAAAAGGAGGAAGACGAAGGAAGTCTCTTTGTTCCTACCGATGGTATGGAGCAAGAAGACATCGAACACCTTCGAAAAGTGTCCGCTGAAAACGATAGACTTCAAAATGAAAATAAAGTTATTACTAAGATTTTACAAAAAATGAAAGGCAAGCTGCAAGAAACAAATCTTCAGAATGCCAGGTTGCTATATGCGAACCGTGTCCTAACCGATCCCTCTTTGAATGAGCAGCAAAAAAATAAAGTTGTTGATATGGTCGGGAAAGCAAAGTCCGTAGATGAAGCGAAGATGATGTATGAAACTCTTCAAAAGACACTGGCCGGCGGTTCGGATACCGCTCGTGCACAATCATTGTCTGAAGTTGTGACTCGTACTTCCTCGGTGGTTCTCGGTGGCTCTCATCATAAGAGTACTGCCTCTACAGACAGCGATCCTACCTATAATCGATGGGCTACACTCGCTGGAATGAACAAATAAGACAATTCTAAGGAGAATATTAAAATGTCTGTAATTGAAACCCTAACAGAAGGCATCAGAGCACGCTCTCTTGCCAACGAGGGTGAAGCTCTTCTCGGCAAGTGGGAACAGACCGGTCTTTTGGAAGGTCTCGACGACGTTACTCGTAGTAACATGTCGCGTCTTCTGGAAAACCAAGCTGCTCAACTGCTTAAAGAAACCAGTACAATGGCTGCTGGTGACGTCGAAGGCTTTGCCTCGGTTGCTTTCCCAATTGTGCGCCGTGTTTTCGGCAACCTTTTGGCCCAGGACCTTGTGTCGGTCCAACCGATGAGCCTCCCCAGTGGACTCATCTTCTTCCTCGACTTCCAATACGATGGGTCGGACGCAATGACGACCGTCAATGGTATTACTGCTCGTTTGGCTAACCGTTCTAGCGGTTCGCTGTATGGTGGTGGTGTTGTCGGTCAACAGATCACCGGTGGTGTGGATTTGAGCAATCGCCTCGGCGAGTCCAGCTTTTACAGCCTCAATAATGGCTTTGCTGGACCGACTGGTTCGAGCGTTCAGGCTGTCACCGTTGATGCCTCTGGTACGTTCGGCGATGCAGCTTCGAGCCCCGGCGGCGCGCTCTTCGACGTCCTTCGTGACGATCCCGTTTTTGTTTCGGGCGCTCTCGGAACTGGCAGCCCCTATGTGATTCTCTCCTCGGCCGTACCGGCTGGGCTGAATCTCAAGGATTTTGTTGCCATTTGTGTTTCGGGTACTGAAGGTCCGGACGGAACTCTTAATAGCGGTGGCTTCCAAGTCCGCCGTTTGACGGAGTACTCTGGTAGCTCGACAACCGTGCTTCGCATGGTCTTGACGAGTACGGGTGAAGACTGTAATGCACTGGCAACATCTGCTGCTACTCTGGTCGGTCTTCGCTTCCCGCTGGATGACACGTGGGCACAGGGTGGAGCCATTGGTTCTGTCATAGGCTCCGTGCCGTGGCAGTTGGAAAATAACGTGAACCTTCCCCAGATCGATATTAAGATCGATTCGGTGGCGGTGACTGCGAACACCAAAAAGCTGAAGGCTAAGTGGAGCCCTGAACTTGCTCAGGATTTGAATGCTTATCACAACCTCGACGCCGAAGTTGAATTGACAAGCATCTTGTCTGAGCAGATTGCTCTTGAAATCGATCAAGAGATTCTGGCAGACCTGATCAATGGTGCGACCGCCGGTACATTGTACTGGAGCCGTAGCCCAGGCAAGTTCCTCAACGCTGAAACAGGTGCTCTGTTGAACACGACACAATATCCGGATTTCACGGGTAACGTGTCCGAATGGTACGAAACGTGCCTGGAACGTGTGAACGACGTGAGTGCTCGTATTCACCGTAAGACCCTGCGTGGTGGCGCAAACTTCCTTGTTTGCTCTCCCGAAGTGGCAAATATCCTTGAGTTCACCAGCGGCTTCCGTGCTTCGGCAGCCGTCGATGATGACAAGGGTAGTTGGGGTGTCCACAAGGTTGGCTCGATCAGCCGTAAGATGGACATTCATGTAGATCCTTACTTCCCACGGAATCTGATTCTCGTGGGTCGTCGTGGCCAAAGCTTCCTCGAAAGCGGCTATGTCTACGCCCCGTATGTGCCGCTGCAAGTCACGCCCACAATCTTTGGACCGGAAGATTTCGTGCCCCGTAAGGGTGTCATGACTCGCTACGCGAAGAAGATGGTGAGACCTGACATGTACGGTCTAGTTGTTGTTGCGGACTTGGTGTAAACGAGATAATCGTTCACTCAAGTGAATAACACTGAAGGGAACCCCGTCCTTGTGGCGGGGTTTTCTTTTTTGTTTTCGTTTAGCCGAAAGTTTGGGAAAGTAAAAAACTATTTATAGGGTAGTGAGGATTTACAATGCCATTAAATTTACAACCTAAGAGTGTTCAAAGTGCTGTCGTCTTACCTGCTACAGGAACAGCGTCAGATGTTGCATCCGCGTTAGCGTATGGGATTTATAATACTTCCGCGTTTATCAGCGGCGCAGTCGATCAAGTAGCTCATACCTACAATAAGTTGGGGGGTAATGTCCTCGATTTAGAAATTCAGCCGCGCAATGTTTATAGCGCCTATGAAGAGGCGTGCCTTGAATATTCCTATCTTATTAATTCCCATCAGTCCAAAAATGTACTCTTTGAATTACTTGGGGCGACCACGGGCTCTTTTGATCAAGATGGGGAATTCACTGCGTATGCTGACGGCGTAACCGAAAACCCACAGTTAAAGCTGCCCAAATTCCAACTACGGTATTTGACCACCATGGGTAAAGCCAACAGTACCCATGTTGGGATTGGAGCTTCTGAAACGATTTACTCAGCCTCATTTACAAGCCAGATTAGGGTACAAGATTATGATTTACAGGATATTATCTATAGTCAATCTTTAGATCCGACCTCTGACTTTTTTGGGCTCGTAGGTGACCGTGCGATTAACATTATTCGCGTTTACTACAAAACGCCATCGGTGATGTGGAATTTCTTCGGGGGCTACCCTGTCGGAACCGTAGGGAATTTATCCACCTATGGTATGTATGCGGATGATAGCACTTTCCAGCTTGTTCCCGCATGGCAAAATGTACTTCAGGCTTATACTTTTGAGGAAGATATGCATGTACGTGCATCTCACTACTCTTTCCGTATCAACAATAACAAATTACGTCTTTTTCCAACACCGGACAATGACCCTACAAAATTCTGGGTTGATTTTAGACCCTGGGATGATCCAATGAAAGATGACCCCACCAGAAAATATGGGGTCGAGGGCATCAACAATGTTAATACGTTACCTTTTCCTAATATTCCCTACATGAATATCAACAGTATTGGTAAGCAGTGGATTCGGCGCTATGCATTAGCTTTAGTTAAGGAAACACTGGGGCAGGTTCGCTCCAAATTAGCCGCGATTCCGATCCCCAATGCCGAGGTCACCTTAAATGGACCAGCTTTAGTAACGGAAGCAAAAGAAGAGCAGGCAGCTTTGCGGGATGAATTAAAGACCGTCTTGGACGAAATGGTCTACTCGGTGCTGGCGGAAAAAGAAATGAGTCTCCAGAATAGCTTAACTGACGCCGCAAGCAAGGTTCCAGTTGGCATTTTTGTAGGGTAAATAAATGGCAAGCCAAAATCGATGGTCACAACCTCTTCAGCCACCACCCCCGTTATTCGTTGGTGCCGCTGAACGTAACTTTGTTAAACAAATTAACGATGAAGTCATCGAAAAGGTCATCGGACAACAAATATTATATTTTCCGGTCGATGTTGACAGAACCAATTATAACTTTTATGGCGAGGCATTAGAAAAGAACTTTTTATCCCCTTTACGAGTTTATTGTTTGACTGCATATATGGAGTCGGAGCGTGTACAAGGAGTGTACGGTTATGATAATGTCCGCATGATAGAGTCCCGGTTCAATGATCGCCGCATTTCTCAGGATCAGGACCTCTACCTCCGGATTGGGGATTTTGTGCAGTATGATGAGACCTTTTTTGAGATTATAGACGTCGCCGCTTCCGCTAAAAATCTATTTGGACAGGACACCGGCTTTGCAGATGGGTATATGCAGTCACGGAGTATCACTTGCCGTGAAGCCCGGCTCGGACTCTTTGATCCTGGGTCGGTATTAGGCGGCATCCGGCGCGGTGCAGTAGGATCAACAGGAAAATAGACTATGCCAAAACGAACTATATTAAACCAAGATTTGAAAGCCACTTATCCTCTGAGTCCCTCCACTATTGAGGATATTGACCAGGCTTTGTACAATTATCTCAATGATGATTTAACTATTAGCTGCACCAGTAACCAAGGATTCGCCAAAGTGCCCATTATTTTTGCGAGCCCCGAGCGGTCATTTTCAATTAAAGAACATCGGGACTTACGGTCTAACGATCGAGTGTTAGAATATCCTTTGATCGCCATCGTCCGGGGAAATATGATTAAAAACCCTCAGAATAAAGGGAGATATGGTGTATATGTGCCCCCTTATTATGATTATTATAAAAGGAAGGCTTCCATCCCTATTGCTCGCCGTGTGATGCAGGGGAAAACAAGAGAACGCGCAAATGCAACAGCCCTTCGACGTTTTGGCAACGGAACTAATACAACTTATGAAACCTTCCCCTTCGACAACGAAAAAATTGTCTATGAAACATTGATGGTTCCTTATCCTACTTTTATTGAGATTGAATACGAGATTAAGTTAATATCATCCTATCAACAGCAGATGAATGAGATGCTGGCCCCCGTCTTGAGTCAATTTTCTACACCTGCGGTCTTCTCTATTCACCACGAAGGGAACACCTACGAAGCATTTGTTAATGAATCGTTTGCGAATGAGAGCAACAATGCCGAACTTCAAACGGCGGAGAGGCTCTTCAAAACAACTATTAATATTAAAGTGTTGGGTCACCTCATCGGCGCTGATGTAAACCAAGAGACGCCCAATGTGGTAGTGAGGGAGTCGGCAGCGGAAGTAACGATTGGTCGGGAGAGAACAGTTGTTGGTGACGAGCCCGAATTCAAAGCAGGACGTAAAGATAAATATAGACGCTAACCAATCTCAGATATTGGTGGGTGTTTGGTTTTGTGACTGACTATTTATTAGTAGCATTTGGTATACTTGTGCTAATATACACGCGTTTTTAAAGAGGAGAAGAATTTTCCATGGCTGATAACTCTTCAAGAAGATTTAAGTTTATTTCCCCCGGTGTGTTTGTGGAGGAGATTGATAACTCTCAGTTACCTGATCTGCCTACTGCCGTTGGTCCCATTGTTATTGGCCGCGCCGCCAAAGGACCCGCCAACATACCTGTCACCCTGACTTCCTTTTCGGACTTTGTGCAAACGTTCGGGAATCCTGTTCCTGGCGGCAAGTCGGGAGATGTGTGGCGCATCGGCGACGATAGTGCCCCTACTTATGCCCCTTTTGCTGCAAAGGCATGGCTCACTAATAATGGTCCCGTGACCTTTATGAGAGTACTGGGCGACGAATCTGATCAAGCCACATCCGCGGGTAAAGCCGGCTGGAAAGTGGGCACCGCAGGAGCGACTGATGAAGGCGCTGATTCGGGTGGTGTTTATGCCCTCGTGGTTTGGCCCTCGGGCAGTATTAGCACTAAGGCACCGACCCTCGTGGGCGGCGCTGTGGCGGCTCAAATTTATGTGGATCAGGGGCGCGCCCTTCTATCGGGAACCTTAGCGGTCTCCGGCGCGGTTTCAGCTACGGGAGAAAACGGCTCCACGCTTATAGAAGTTCCGGATATCGACAGCTTTACACTTCACTTTACGGGCAGCAATCTGTCTAAAAAAGCAACAGTTAGCCTAAATCCAGAGAGTGAAAACTTCATTCGGAAGGTTCTGAATACGAACCCTACTATTACGAATTCGGCTATTACCACAACAGCGACCCAAGACTACTACCAAGGGGGTAAATATTTTCTTGGGGAATCCTTCGAACGCTCGTTGGTAGCTCAAGGCACTAACTCTATCGGGGTTCTCTCTGCTGATATTAATAGCGGGAAGATTCATGCCGCTCTATTTCCGATGGCGGTTCCCACGGGCAGTTATGTGCAACAGCAAAATGACTTTGAGGGCGCTGCCATCCGCGGCAGCACAGGATGGTTTATCTCTCAGGATTTAAGTAACAATAATGCTGCTTACTATCCCAGCGAGATGCAGAAGTTGTTCCGCTTAGAAGCCTTGACAGCAGGAGAGAGTGTTCAGCGGGAAGTCAAAATATCCATTGCGAATATTAAGGCACCCGAGGGAGACTATCAGTCATACGGATCGTTCTCCGTCTTGATTCGCCGTTTAGGCGATAGCGACACTTCCCCTCAAATCATTGAAAGATTCGATAATCTTAATCTCAATCCGGCGTCACCGGATTATATCGCCAAACAAATTGGTGATCGTTATCAACGATATGACCAAGAGAATCTACGGAATGTAGAGTATGGACAATATACCAACCAGTCGAATTATGTTCGAGTTGTGATGGACGAAGATGTGGAAGCTGGTAGCGGCGAGCCACGTTGGTTGCCCTTCGGTATGTGGGGTCCTCCGAAATATCGTGATGTCGGGATTGTCTCGGGATCGTCGGGCTGGTCCGATTCAGTCTCAACTCCAGTCTCCGGCGTGGTTGCCGCAGTCAACACCATGTTGGCGGGGGGCTCCTCGGTGACATTTGGTCTGGCGGGTCATTCCTCTGCCTCGGACGACATCTTAGAAACCGATGCCAACACCGGATTCAGTGGCTCTATCATTTTCCCCACTGTCCCTCTGCGCCAGCTTAGTACCTGGGGTGCACCTCGGTCACTTCGTAGTTGCTACTGGGGTGCCTGGTCAGGACGCACCGCCAGCGAGACCTTTTACAGCAGCCAGCTACCGGACCTCCTCCGCGCACGCTCGTTTGACGTGCAGAGCAGTGGGGAGAGCGCCAATCCGGCGGCCACCACCTATGATATTCAAGGACAAACTTCAGCGAACATGGGCACAAGTGCTATCGTTACCTCTTGGGTCTTCTCCCTGGACGATGTTTCGGGATCGAGTGCTGCGGGCTATACTTACGCAGCAGGACAACGCCGCGGCGGCACGAGCTTGAGCGCCCCAGGTGATGCGTCGTATAAGACTGTCTTGTCCGCCGGCATTGATCGCTTCAGTACGTTATTGCACGGCGGTACCAGTGGGTATAATATTACTGAGCGCGAACCATTCCGCAACAGTGCCATCTCCACTACCGATGAAAAAGCATCGTATGAGTTGTTCTCATTGCGCAAAGCACTCAATATTGTTTCGGATCCTGATTATGTGCAGGGTAATGCCCTCACTATTCCGGGCGTTACTAAGGCGACGGTCACTGATTATCTCTTAGAAATAGCAGAAGAGCGCGCGGACGTGTTAGGCATTATTGACATTGAAGACGCCTATACGCCGGATACTGAAACTAATGTGGGACAATATGATGCCAACGCAGCCAACACCCCAGCGGCTGCGGTCATCACCATGCAGACACGTTCTATAAATAACAGTTATGGTGCCACCTATTATCCATGGGTGCGGATCTTAGATACGAACACTAATCAAAGCTTGTGGGCACCTCCGAGTGTTGCAGCTTTGGGAGTACTCTCAAGCACGGATCGTCTTCAGGCTCCGTGGTTTGCCCCAGCCGGATTCACCCGCGGTGGGTTGAGCGAAGGCGCAGCAGGTCTTCCGGTGTTGGATGTGTCGCAACGCCTTTCGTCGGAACAACGCGATTCGTTATATGAGACGAACATCAACCCCATCGCTAAGTTTCCCGCCGAAGGTATCGTAATCTTTGGACAGAAAACTCTACAACAAACGGCCAGTGCTCTGGACCGCATCAATGTACGTCGCTTGATGATTTATCTCAAGCGCGAGATTTCTTTCATCGCTTCGCGACTGCTGTTTAGCCCCAATACTCAAGACACTTGGGATAGATTCTTGGGGCAGGCATCTCCATTGCTGGAGAGTGTCAAGGCTGAATACGGCATCGAAGACTTCCGACTTGTGTTGGATGATGCCACTACTACTCCGGACTTGATTGACCGGAATATAATCTACGCTAAGTTGCTTGTCAAGCCGACACGTGCTGTTGAGTTCTTCGCCATCGACTTTGTGGTTACAAATAGCGGAGCCGCTTTCGAGGATTAATCGTAGAGCGATACTAAATATATTAGGGAGTATTTAAAACAATGGCAGAACTATTTTGGAATGACGTACGGACAGAGCCAAAACGCCGGTTTCGATTTGAACTTAAGTTTAGCAGCCGCTCGTCCGGCGGACAAGGAGCAATCCCGGTTTGGACCGTGAAGACGGCAACTAAGCCTAAAGCCAACGTCTCCCTAATCGAACACCAGTATATTGATCACACGTTTAAGTATCCAGGGCGCGTCACCTGGGATCCTATCACTATTACGTTGGTAGACCCTGTGCACCCTGATTTGTCTTTTGCATTTTTGGATGTCTTAGGCGCAAGTGGATATAAGTTTCCCACGACCGCGGCACAGTCGAAAGCCAGTCTTAGTAAGCGCAAGTTTACGGAGCAAATTGGACAGGTCTTTATTGACCAGATAGACGAAGACGGAAAGATAATTGAAAGATGGGCTCTTCAGAACCCCTTCATCACCAGTGTCGATTTCGGCGGTTCCCTCGATTACACCTCAGATGAGATGAACGAGGTCACAATTGAAATGCAATTCGATTGGGCGAAATTGGAGATCTCCGGCGCTGGTCGCGGATCAGGCGCTGCGGGCGGCTGAAAACTCCACCCCACTTAAACATTTTTCCCAGATATGATATGATGGGGAAAAGAAAGGTTCTATGAATGAGTCGTAATCAAAACAGGACAGGGCTTCCCGAAGATGTTTTTCAGCATCAAGAGGAAAGCCCTGCTCCAATTGTAACTAACCCGCCGGGCACAACCAACGCCCCCGCTAACACACCGGCTTTTAATTGGGCAACTCCTACCGAGTTTGTTAAATTGCCCAGCGGGGGTATATTTTATCCCGAAGGACATTCTCTCTACAACATTGAGATGGTGGAACTTCGCTATATGACAGCGAAGGAGGAAGATATTCTCACTTCGCGATCCCTCCTTAAGGAAGGCTTGGCGCTGGATAGAATGCTTCAGAATTTATTGGTGGACCCTTCTATTAATGTAGGGGATCTACTGGTGGGGGATAAGAATGCGTTGCTCGTCGCGGCACGCCGCACGGGTTATGGTGCCTTATATGAGACGGAAGTAACATGTCCGTCCTGCAATGTTGCCGATACTTTCAGTTTTGATTTGGAAGATCCACCAACTAATAATTTCCAGGAAAATCTGGAGACCGCGGAAGGGGTTACTCTCACGCCGAATAATACCTTTCTGATAACGTTGCCCATGACAGAGGTCACCGTAGAGTGTCGTCTTCTTTGTGGAACTGATGAAGTGTTGTTAGCCAAACAAGCGGAGCGCAAAAGTAGACGAAAACAAGAAGAGACTACGACCACGGATGTTTTCCGGGCGTATATTGTGGCTGTCAATGGTGACCCTTCCGCCATAATGAAAGAGACACTGATCCAAAATCTGCCGGCACGTGATGCTCGGCACCTCCGAAAAACGTATGCGTCACTGGTTCCTAACATTGACATGACTCAAAATTATGCTTGCACCAACTGTGGGCATGAAGCGGACATGGAGGTTCCGCTTGGTGTGGACTTTTTTTGGCCTCAATGATGAATACCTGCAAGCCGTTTATAATCAACTTTTTGATCTAAAGTACTTTGGCGGCTGGAGCTTTTTTGAATCCTACAATCTCCCTATTCGGATGCGCGTCTGGTTTCTTGAAAAGTTG